CCATCGAGAAGCTGGCTGCCGTGCCCATTTCCCTGCACTGCTGGCAAGGGGATGACGTGGGAGACCAAACGGTGGAGTCCCATAAGCAGCTGCACACGACGGCCCCGGTTTTCCCCGGGTAAGGATGCGCTCAAGCGCAGAATCAGTGGCGGACAGGTAACCAAGGTCGGTTCTCTAGGATGGGATCCTTCTTCCGTAAAAGCGGGGTTCCACTCAGCAGTCACCCCGCAAACCGCAGCTAAAGGCCGCTCACACCTTCGTGATCGTGTGTCCCGCTATTCGCCCATCACCAATGGGCCCGATTTGTCCAGTCCGGTGCCGTCGCTGTGCAGTACTCGGCTGCCAGACTCCACCTGGTCACCGTTGCCATCGACACTCTGCCGTGAGGTTTACACATTCTGGACACAAACCTGGAATTGAACAGTCGTTTGTGACGCGTGCTAACGGCCTCCGTACTACATGTCCATATAGTTGGCGGGCTAGTCAGGGAATGTGCCGATAGAAGGTTAGCGACTACCTTCCTGGTACAGAACTTCGTCAGCATAGCGACAGCTGAATAGTCGGACGGTACGAACCAGTCATTGTCTGGACATTCCCCCTGTTGTAGTCGTAACCTACAAACAGCCACCTCAGTACGGGTTAAGTCTCGACGCCACTTTGGCAACTTCAGTGCGTCGGTTTCGACCATCTGCCTTGATCCAAATGCAACGTGAGGAATCGGTACAAGTTCAAGGTCCTTAGGTCTATTTAATTCCGGTAACAGCTTCGACCACACCTTTCGCTCGTCAGATGTGGCTGGTCGGTTTAGATCTTGTATCACCAGATCTTGGTCATTGGACACCGTTGTCTTGACTCCACACCATTCATCAGTCCAAGGGTACACCCCACCTCCGGACACCGATGCTGGAGTATGCAGCCAGTTACGCGCGTTAGACAGAGCCCAGGACGTTGCTCCGGTGATGTCTTCCAAAACCCATCGTTCCCAGGAGGGGTCGACCGACCCTACTCTTGCAGACAATGTGGCCCAATTGGATAACACTTCCTTTGCACGTCCAGCGCCCTTATCAAGCGGCCTGCCTATTGGATTGCGGAAACAGATAGAATGCACGACCCTGGCGGGATATCCCCACACTCCAGTTCGTTCAATACTGCGTCTAAGAAACTCACCCCTGCTACGCGAAACATAGAACTTGAGAGGGTTGACTTCAAACC